TGGCGCAGTGTGCGCATCGCGCGGACGGAGACCATCAGCGCGTTCAATAGCGGAGCACTCCTGAGCTACCAGTCTGGCGGCGCGACCTCGAAGGAGTGGCTGACGGCCGGTGACGAGCGCGTGCGGCCGACGCACCAGGACGCCGAGGGGCAGGTCGTCGGGATCACGAGCAAGTTCATGGTGGGGGGCGAGCAGCTCGATCATCCCGGGGATCCGATGGGATCCCCGGAGGAAATAATCAACTGCCGGTGCGTGTTGCTGCCGGCATTCGACCAGGGAGGGGAGTAGCGATGAAGGACCTGCGTGTCGTGCGGATCAGCCTGGACAGCGAGGAAGGTAAGCAGCTCAGGGAGTTTCACGAAAAGCATGGACTGAAGATCAAGCCGGGCGTCAAGGAGATGGTGCGCGTCTATTGCACCGGCACGCCGCAGACGGTCACCGTCGGCAAGGAGGAGAAGCCCGGTGTGCTCATCACGACGCCGGACCAGGACCGAATGGGCGAGGTCGTGGACCCGAAGGGGGTCGAGCTCACGCATTACCTGAACAACCCTGTCATCCTCTGGGCGCACAACTACAACGAGCCGCCGATCGGCAGCTCGGAGTCGATTAAGGTGACGGAGGCGGGGATCGTCGCGGTGCCGCGCTGGGCCTCGACGCAGCGCGCGCAGGAGATCAAGACGCTCTACGACGAAGGCCACATGCGGGCCTGGTCGATCGGGTTTATCCCGAAGGAGTGGGTCGACGGCAACGGCGAGGGCGGCGCGGCCTACCGCACCTACACGAAGTGGGAGCTGCTCGAGTTCTCGGCGGTGCCGGTCCCGGCGAACCCGCATGCGCTGAGCGAGCGGATCCACGCGGGGATGGCGATCAGCAAGGCCTTGCAGATGGAGCTCGGGCTGCAGGCGAAGGGCGCGGACAGTTCCGCGCAGGAGCCAGAGGCCGAGGGCGACACGTCGAGCAATGACGACAGCGACTTGCTCGCACAGATGACCAGCATGATCGGAGAGCTACAGACACAGTTGATCGCCTACGTGAATTCAGCGATGGCCGCGCACGAGGCGGCGTTCCATGCCGCACCGGATGATGGGCCAGCCGGCGCAGCCTATACGGGCGAACCGAAAATCAGGATTCTCAACGATGTACATCACGGAGGCTCGACGCCGCCAGCGGCAGAGCCTGTGCTCAGAGTCGAGGGGAAGCTCATGACGTCCAGCGAGGTGCGGGGCTTCATGGAGAAATCCGTCGATGCAGTGATGCGCAGGATCACCGGGCGCGTGTCGTAGCAGCAAAGGGAGGAAGCATGAAGACAGCAGCGGAAGTCGCAGCAGAGAAGGCCGCCCAGGACGCAGCAGCGGTGGCCGCGAGGGCTGCATCGCCCGGTCGTGAGATTACGATGACCGAGCTGAAGGAGATGTTCGAGGGGATCGTCAAGGAGGCCGTCAAACCCTTGACGAAGGTCGACCGGCGCTGGGGAGCATTTCCAGGGATGTCCGAGGAGGACGTCAACAAGCTCTCCTACCTGGAGAAGTTTGGCAAGTTCATCAAGTCGCTGGCGATCGGGCGCGTGCAAGAGGCGAACGCCGTCTACGACGAGATGCTCTCGCCGCGCCAGAAGGCGCTGACCGAGGCGACGGATACGGCGGGCGGCTACTTGGTGCCCGAGGAGTTTTACGCCGAGGTGCTGCGCCTGATCCCGCAGTTCGGCTTGGCGCGCCGGCTCTGCCGTGCGATGCCCATGACGACGGAAATCATGCGGGTCCCGAAGCAGACGTCCAGCGTCAGCGTCACGTGGCCGGGGGAAGCGGCTGCGGGCACGGCGGTATCGCCGGTGCTTGGGCAAGTCGTGTTGACTGCGAAGAAGGCGGTCGGATTGGCGGCGCTCTCGAATGAGCTGCTGGCCGACTCCGGCGTGCCGGTCATCCAGTACCTCCAGACCATCTTCGCGGAGCAGTTCGGGTTGGAGGAGGACAACCAGTGGTTCAACGGCACGGGGTCCCCATTCGTGGGACTGCTCAACGTGTCGGGCACGAACGTCAAGATCATGGCCACCGGGGACACCACGTTTGCGAAGGTGACCATCGACTACCTGATCCAAGCCATGGATCAGGTCGTGCAGGAAGCGGACGCGGACACGGTGTTCTTGTTCCACAAGAACATCATGAACCAGCTGCGCCAGCAAAAGGTCGGGACGACCTACGCCTTGATGCCGGCCAGCCAGGGGATGCCTGGCACGATCGTTGGGGTGCCGTGGTACACCAGCAAGAAGCTGCCGGGCACGGCGCAGTCGGCGATCTCGACGAACTTCGTCATCTACGGGAACCCGCGCTTCACGCTCTTCGGGGACCGGGGCCAGATGACGGTGGCGGTCGGGACGGAGGGGCTGGTCGGGTCGGACAACCTCTTCCAGCAGGACATGCGGGCGCTGCGTATCACCGAGCGCATCGCGATCAATGTGGCGCTGCCAGAGGCGTACGGGATTCTGCAGACGGCGGCGTCATAAGGATCTGAGTGAGCAGATTGTGCCTACGGGATCGGGCGTGCTCACCTCACGCCCGGCCTAATCAGGGAGGCTCAGATGAGCCAGCAGTTGGAGAAGAAGTTTACACCGAAGCAGAGTCTGGTCAGCGCGGCCAGGACCGCCTCGGGGAACGGCACGGGCGTGGACACGCTCGGCGCGGAGGAGATCGTCGCGGTGCTGGACGTCGGGGCGGTGTCGGGGACGACGCCGACGCTCGATGTCAAGCTGCAGGAGTCGGCCACGTCGGGCGGCACCTACACGGACATCCCCGGCGCAACGATCGCGCAGCAGACGACGGCCAACCACGGGCTGACGGTGAGCTACAAGCCGAACGTCGGGGGCCGGCTGCGCTTCGTGCGCGCGATCGCCACGATCGGCGGGACGACGCCATCGTTTACGTGCGCGGTAGTCATTCTTGTGGCGAGGCCATTGATCCTGCCGGCCGCGGCAGGCGCGTAAGGACAAGATGCAGAGGCAGGGTAGCTGGCCAGGGTGCTGGCTATCCTGCCGCTGTGATGCACTGTGATGAGCAGTCTCAAAAAGAGCTTTGAGCGTCCGCCATGCGAGCGCATGGTGGGTGGCCCCCAGACACGCCAGGCCCTGCGCCCGAAGCACAAGAAACAGCAATGGTATGACGACCTTGATCCTCACGAGACGGAGACCAGGCTCGAGGAGGCACAAGGCGATGTGCAGGAAGTACTCGACGATGCATCCTGAAGCTCCGGAGTTTGGTGAACTGTGGCTCGCGGATTACTGTTGCCGCTGTGGGAAGCTTTTTGGGCAGGACGATCCGGTGCGCCTCATCCGAGCCGGAGAGCTCTTGCGCCCCGCGCATCCGGACTGCACCAGTCGAGAAGATGACATTGTGCTGTGGGGGAAGTTTACCTATGCCCATCTGGAACCGAACGCAAGGAAACGTTGAGCGATGGCGCTGACGACGATCGCGCGGGTCAAGGAGCTCCTCGGCATCAAGCAGGATGACGCGACAAAGGACGCGATCCTGGCGACGTTCGTCGAGCGCGTCAGCAAGAGCGTCGCTGACCGCACCAACCGGACGTTCGAGTACCAGGCGAGCATCATTGACTACTTCGATGGCGATGGGATCGGCGGCGAGGGCTGGGACGGCAAGAGCCAGTGGATCCCGCTGCGCAACTACCCGGTTGACCTGAGCGTGCCGGTCACGATCTACGACGACCCGGCGCGGCTCTACCCGGCCAGCACGCTGATCCAGTCGACCGACTACGCGGTCGACGAGATCAACGGCATCATCAAGCTCGATGGCACGCGCGCGTTCAACCGCGGCCATAAGAACATCAAGATCACGTACGCGGCTGGCTACAAGACGATCCCGCAGGATTTGGAGTATGCGGCGATCCTCTACTGTGCGGCCGACTTCATCGAGAGCCAGGGTGAGCTACAGTCCGTCGTCGCGATCGAGGTGAGCAGTCGGATCAAGGCGCTCCGCGACCAGGCGGACGCGCTCGCAGGGCTCTATATCAGGCCGATCTTCTAATGGCCGAGAGCGAGTTCGTGCTGACCCTCGAAGGGATGCCGGAGCTGCTGGCGAAGATTGCGCGGCTACCGGAGGCCGTGCGCCAGGAGGTGGCTGGCAGCACGCTGCTTGAGGCAGCACAGAAGCTCGAGCGGCACGTCAAGAAGGAGAAGCTCAGCGGCCAGGTGCTCCATGTCCGTAGCGGCGACCTCCGTAGCTCGGTCACGCACGTCGTCTCGCAGGAGGGCCAGGAGGTGGTGGCGCGGATTGGACCGCACATGGTCTACGCGGCGATCCATGAGTTCGGCGGCACGATCACGGCGCGGCGCGTCGCCAACCTGACGATCCCGGTCGGGCCGGCGTTGAATCCCTCCGGCATCGCCAACTACACGGCGCGGCAACTCATCGACAACCCGGCGATCGGTGGCTTCAAGCGGACGTTCTTCAAGAACCATAAGCTCTTTGGCGTCACGCCCGGCGGCAAGGCGGTCTGCGTCTTCGTGCTCAAGCCGAGCGTGATGATCCCGGCACGCCCGTACATGCATCCATCGCTAGCGGATATGGCGCAGGAAATCTACGGGATCATCACGGCCGGGGTCGACCGCGCCATCAAGCAGGTCTTCGGATGACCACGACGAAGGCGATCCTCAACCAGGTGAAGTCGACGCTCGCGGCGGACCCGACGCTCTCGACGAATTACATGAAGCAGTTCTACCTGGGCATGCGGGCGAACATCCCGGAGCAGGATTTCCCACTGGTCATGCTCGACGTGATGGCGGTCAATGAGGCCTATCCGAACTTCCCGACGGTCGACGGGCATTTCCTGATGCTGGTCGCGGCCTACACGCGCGTCTTCGACGCCGACGCGCAGCTCATTGGGGACGCGAACTACAAGGGCGTGCTCGACCTGGAGAACGACGTCAAGCTGGCCTTCGGGCTGCAGTACCCGACGCTGGGCCTGACGGGGCTGATGGAGTTCACCTTTCCGAAGACGGAGTTCGTCGTCAGAGACGACATGGCGAAGTTTCCGGTGCGCGGCGTGCTGATCCAGGTGGACCTGCACTATCGCACGCGGCTGGATACACGGACGTAGCGAAGGAGGGACGGCAGATGGGCTTGCGGAAAAGGGCAGTGCTGCTCGCGAAGCTCGAGACGACCTATGGCACGGATCCCGTGCCGGCGGCCGCGAGCGATGCATTCTTAGCATTCAATGTGACGAAAAATCCGGTCGGCGCGAAGCTCGCGCGCGAACCGATGCGGGATACCATCAGCCCGTCGCCCGGGCTGATGGGCACGCGCTACATCGAGATCACCTTCGAGACGGAGCTCTATGCCTCTGGCGCGGCCGGGACTGGGCCACGGCTGGCAGCACTCTTCCAGGCGTGTAGCTTCACGGAGACGCTCGTCGCGAGCACCAGCGCGACGTACAAGCCGAACAGCCTCGGCACCGGGGCGAAGTCGGTCACGATCTATTACTACACCGACGAGGGCGCGGGCAACGCGCAGTTGCAGAAGATCACGGGAGCCGTCGGGACCTTTGAGTTGATCTTGAAGGATGGCGATCCGGGACTGATCAAATGGACGTTCCGAGGGCTCTACGCGGTGCCGACGACGGTCGCGTTTCCGGCGCCGACCTACGAGGCGGTCGCGGTGAGCGGCGGCCCGAAGGTGCTCGGCGTGAACCTGACAGTCAACGCGATCTCGACGTTTGTCGCACAGCAGGTGACGCTCACGCTGGAGAATACGATCGCCACACGCTTCGACATGAACGCGGCGAGCGGGATCAAGGGCTTCGTGATCACCGATCGCAAGGGCAAGGGGATCTGGAACCCCGAGGCGTTCGCTATCGCGACCTACGACATATGGACGGACTGGATCAATGCGACGCTGCGGCAACTGTCGCTCGTCGTCGGATCTGGCGCCGGGAATATCTGCACGATCACCGCGCCGAAGCTCATGGTCGACGACGTCCAGCAGCAGGAGCGCGAGAAGATGGAGACCTACAACATCCCATTCAGCCTCGCGTACAACACGGGCGACGACGAGCTGTCGATCGTCTATACCTGAGATCGCGAGGAGGTAGCAATGGCGCTAGTCATCAAGGGCACAGTGGTGGGTCGGCACGCGGACAACGGGATCGAATACGTACGCATTCAGGGCGAAGGACAGGAGCTGACGGCGCTCGTGCCAGCGTCCTGGATGATTGAGGAGAACGCACAGACGACGACGGGGACGGCCGAAGGGGAGGGCGCGGATGGCGATTCAGGCAGTTGATACCTCGCAGGTCTGGGACTACATCTGCAAACGTGAGCGCGAGGTTACAGAGGGGCCAGCCGATGAACAGCATCCGGCCGACCCGAACCCGACAGTCTGGAAGCTCGGGGTGCTCGATGGCCGGATCATGAAGTATATCAAGGACGCGGCGACTGGCATCGAGGGAACAAACGGCGGGTCGCAGACGACGGTCAAGCTCGGTAGCGTGCTCTGGCTGTTCGTGAAGTATGGGCTGCGCGGCTGGAGCAACTGGCTCGACCATGCCGGCCAGCCAATTACGTATTCGTTCGACACGATCGCGCACGGCAAAGAGACCTACAAAGTGGTCCCGGACGGGCTGCTCAGCCTGCTGCCGCAGGACGTGCTGATCGAGCTGGCAAGCGAAATCGTCAACCACAACACGCTGAAGGAGGCCGAGAAGCGCCCTTTAGGCTCTTGATCGAGCTGACGGCGCTCCAGCTACGATGTCCCAACTGCACACAGCGCCAATGCGAGGGCCCGATCCAACCATGGCTGGACATCCTGGACGAGGAAACTGGCGAGGTGGTGCCGATCTCCGGCTGCCCCTATGCCACGCTGCCGATGGAGCTGGCGCAGTGGTTCCCATGGTACGCACGCTGGCAGAAGGGGCTGATGCCAGCAGCGGGCGGCTTGCTCGATCAATCGGCGAAGTATATCGAGGTCATGGAATATATCGACGGGCTGATGGCCCGCAAGGCGGCGCGTGATGCCGACGACCGCAGAGCTCGCGCTCATCCTGCGCTTCCGTGACGAGGCCACGGCGGCCATGCGGACCGCCACGCGTGGCTTCGGGGAGTCGCTCGTGACCGTCGGCAAGACGGTCGAGCAGGTCGGGCTGCAGATGCGTCGCGTCAGCCGTGAGCTGCTGCAGATCGGCGTGGTGATCACCGGCGCCTTCACGCTCGCCTTCGTCGAGGCAGGCAAGTACATCCCGGAGGTCCGCGACGCGCTCGAATCCTTCACGCACCAGGTCCTCGTCTTCCAGGAATCGAT